GGGCTCAGGTCTGGGCTCAGGTCCGGGATCAGGTCCGGGATCAGGTCTACCGGGCCGTCTACGGCCAGCACGACGCCGGATGGCTTTCCTACTACGCCACCTTCGCGGCCATCGGCGACATCGACGGACCCGAGCGGCTCGCCGGCCTCATCGATGTCGCCCGCTCAGCCGGATGGTGGTGGCCGTTCAAAGGCCTCGTCATCCTCACCGAGCGCCCGACCGTGCTCCACCTGGACCAGCTCGGCCGCCTGCACTGCGAGGACGGCCCGGCGATCGCCTACCCAGACGGGTTCGCGTTCCACGTCTGGCACGGCACCCGCGTCCCGGCGTGGGTCGTGGACAACCCGACCGTCGAGGACATCGCCACCGAACGGAACGCCGAGATCCGCCGCTGCGGCATCGAATCCATGGGCTGGGACCAGTTCATCCAGGCCGCCCAGTTGAAGGCCGTGGACCGCTGCCCCGATCCCGGCAACCCCGGCTTCGGCATCGCCCTCTACGACGTGCCGGAAGAACTGTGGGGCGAACGAGTCCGGGTGCTGCTGTGCGCGAACGGCACCGTCGAACGCGACGGCACCAGGCGCCGGTTCGGCCTGACCGTCCCCGAGGACATCCCCACCGCGCTGGACGCCGCGGCCTGGGGATACGGCTTGACCGCGTCCGAGTACGCGCAGTGCCAGGTACGCCGGTAACCAGCGCCCAGCACGCGAATCCAACCAACCAACTACCGAAGGACATCATGACCATCAAGACCCTCGCTCACGCGGAGCAGCACTACGGCGTGACCCACCACGACTACCTCGACAAGTCGGCGGAGATCCCGGTCGTGGACCGGGTGGCGTTCCAGGGCGACGTCGGCATCGTGCGCCGCGACGACGACACCCCCGCGTCCAAGCCGATCCCCGCGTCCGGGTTCCCGGTCGTGCGTGGCGAGAACGGCGGCAACACCCACGGCCTGTACGGCGCGGGTTTCTTCACCCCGTCGGCGCTGGCCTCGCAGGACCCGAACGACCTGCTGCTGGGCACGTTGACCGTTCCGGCCGGGGCGCAGGTGCTGCTGTCGCACCCGGAGCACGGAGGCTTGCTGATCGCTGCGGGAACCTACCGGATCCTGCGTCAGCGTGAGCAGGCGGACGTCGCCCGTTTCGTCGAGGACTGATTCCGGTTGCCTGCCGCCCCGGACTCTCCTCCTGGGGCGGCAGGCCCTTACCCGCTGGACGGAAGTGTCCCATGGCCCCGCTGTCTGATGCCGCTCTCGGCCGCCTGATCGCCGACTGCGACCACCTCATCTCACCCGACCCCCTCACCGTCCGCGCCGCAGCCCTCGAACTCCGCGAACTCCGCGCCGAACTCACCCGCACCCGCACCGCCCTACACAACCTGACCGCCTACGTGGAAGACGCGGCCAGCAACCTCAAGCAGGCCGTACAGGAGGCCATCAATGCCGCGTAACCCGCTCCGCCGCCGCAAGGCCTTAGCGCCCGCGCCCGACTTCAAGCGCCAGTTCTTCCTCGAGGGCGCCGAGCCCGGCCGCTGGCGGCCGTGCGCCGACGACGACGTGCAGACGCTCATCGCCGACGGACCCGGCGACGCAGAGAACCTCAGCGACCTCACCCCGCCCACCCCCGACGAGGTACGCGCCAACGCCGCCCGAATCCTCGCCAAGGTCCCGGAAGTACTCCGCGGACCCACACCCCTCGCCGACGAACTCCGCCGCGACATCACCGCCCTCGAGACCGCGAACGACCGGCTGCTGAACGCCGTCCGCGCCTACCGGAAGATCCTGCTCGGCCTCGGGTTCACGCAGCAGGGCCTCGACGCGATCGAGAAGGGCAGCGACAGCCTCGACGACACGGTTCCGATGCCGCGCGTCCGGTCTCTCGCCGCGCCCCTCGCGGTCGCCGACGGCGAGCTGCTCGTCCAGCCGCTACCCGGCAGGGAGGCGAAGCCGTGATCACCGTAAGCGGAGTCTGCACCTGCTCCCGATGCGAGGCTGGCCGTCAGCGCCACATCTACCGGATGGTCGGGTCCTGCTGGAACTGCAAGCCCGAACCGATCCTCATGCTGTTCCGTGTCGGCGACCCGACGTTCGCCCTCCCGTGCCCGCGCTGCGGCTGCAAGGAAGTGCACGCGAAGCGCCCTGCCACGGACGACGAGATCCCGGCTGCCGACGCCGAACCGCTGCCCGGCCGGGAGGCGAAGTGATGGCCACCTGGTGGCGCTCAGAGCGCACTGTCCTGCACGTCGAGTACTCCGTCCCGGCCGGTGAGCTCGGCGCCTGCTGGAACCAGGTCGCGCAGGCGCTCAACGCGGCCATCGACGAGCTGCGTGGCGACCGGCCGGCGGATTGGGAGCCGACGGACGACGCGATCCGGGTCGTCGGGGGCGACGACGAGATCGTCATCCGCTTCGAAGCACCGAAGGGCCGCGGCTGATGTGCGGCTCCGGGAAGCGCACGTGCCGCCATGACGTGGCCCGCGAATCGATCCACCGCATGATCGAGCGCATGCCTGCGGGCGTGCCGTTCACGCTCATGGACGTCTTCAAGCGCGACCGATTCGGCCCCACCTGTGTCGGCACCTTCTCGATGCTCTACGTCACCGTCCAGGAAGCCGTGGCAGCGGGACTGCTCGAACGCGCCGGCCGCTATCCCTCGCAGGGCTCGCCCGTGCTCTACCAGAAGCCGCCGACACGTCACGTCGAGAACGAGTCGATGCAGCCGCCGCCCGGCTGGCGCCGATCGTCCGTCCAGAGCTGACCCCTACCAGTACGAAGGAGCCGCAGGTGAGTAACGAGGCGATGACGTGGGCACTGCGCGATGCCCCGGCTGTGCCGTCCCACGCCGTCGCCGTCCTGATCGGTCTGGCCAACCACGCCAACGAGGAAGGCCGCGGCGCATACCCGTCGCAGAAACTCCTCGGGAAATACGCGAGAAAAGTCGAACGACAGGTCCGCAAAGACCTTCAGACCCTTGAAGAACTGAAGCTCATTCGGCGCGGAGATCAGCGCATCGTGGCGCATATCCCGGCCGACCGGCGCCCCATCGTGTGGGACCTGGCAATGGAATTGACCTCCCCGCAAACGGGGGTAACCACAGTACCGGCCGGAACTACAGGACCGGTCGTCCAGTACCCCCCGGAACCTGACGACCGGTCGTCCAGTACCGAACGGGGGGAACCACAGTTCCGCCAAACCATAAGAGAACCAACTACTACAGCTTGCGTAGGTAGTAGTCAGGTAGGCGCGCGCAAGCGCGCAACCACCGCCCCCGACCGAGGCACCCGCATCCCCGACGACTTCACTCTCACCGACGAAATGCGCAACTGGGGACGCGAGAAATACCCCAACGTCAACGGGGAAGAACAAACCGCCGCGTTCATCGACTACTGGAAATCCGTCCCCGGCACAAAAGGCCGAAAAGTCGACTGGAACGCCACCTGGCGCACCTGGATCCGCCGCGCCGCCGAACACACCCCGCGCACCAACGGCCACGCCCCAGCCGGCCGCCGCCCCGCCGACGACCTCGGCAGCGACGCCCACATGGAGCGCTACCTCGCCCGCGTTGCAGCCCGCGAAGGAGCAACCTCGTGAACCAGCAGGAAACCGCGATCCTCGTCCGCGTCGTACGCGCCACCTGCCCCGCACAGAAAATCGACGAATACACCCCCGACGCATGGCACCCCATCCTCGCCGGAATCAGCCTCGAGGACGCCCGCCAGGCCGTCGCCGCCCTCGGCGCCGAGCTGCCGTTCATCGCCCCGGCCGACATCGTCAAGCACGTCCGCAAGACCCGCACCGACCGCGCTAGGCGCCTGCCGATGCCCTGCCCGAACGTCGTTTTCGGCGTCAGCGAGGGTGACGAGATCCGCGCCATCGAACGCGCCATGGCCGACGGGCTCATCACCACACTCGCCGAGGTCTACGCCTACGAAGCCTGGGGCGGCTCGCTGCACCTGGCGTGGCAGCGCGGCACCTTCCCGGCCCTCGAAGGACCCGAACCCAAGAACGAGCCGATCGAGCTCCCCGGCGTCTTCGGGCGCGTGCCCACATGAGCCGACGACGACTCCTGGATCTGTTCTGCTGCCAGGGGGGGGCAGCGATGGGCTACCACGACGCGGGGTTTGACGTCGTCGGCGTGGACATCGACCCGCAACCGCGCTACCCGTTCGAGTTCCACCAGGGCGACGCGCTGGAGTTCCTCGCCGCACACGGGCACGAGTTCGACGTCTGGCACGGGTCACCGCCGTGCCACGACCACACCGCCCTCGCCTCGCTCTCTGGAACCAACGGAACCGGATACCTGCTCGCTGCCACCCGCAGTGCCTTCCAGACCCATCCCGCGCGCCAGCCGTGGGTCATTGAGAACGTCCCTGGCGCCCCGATGCGCGTGGACACGCTGCTGTGCGGATCGATGTTCGGGCTGCGCACCTACCGGCATCGATGGTTCGAGTTCTCAGACCCCATGCTCGCGCCCGTCCTGAGCCACCCGAAACACCGTGTCCCGACCAGCACTTTCAAGCGCAAGAAGCAGTACCTCGAGGGCTACAACATCTCGGTCACTGGCGACATCGGCTCCTGGGTCGGCTCGCGCGTCATGGGCATCGACTGGATGACCAGAGACGGCCTGTCCCAGGCGATACCGCCCGCGTACACCCGCGTCATCGGCGCCCATCTGCTCGAGCTGATCGAGCGGTGGCAGACGGAGGCCGCGGCATGACTCGCCCCAGCCCCGCAGCCGCGGTCCTCGCCGAGCTCGCCCGCGCGCACGCCGACGCCGCCGAATACCGCAAGCTCGTCCTCGCCGAGAAAGACCTGGCCGCGCGCCTCACCGCCCGACCCCTCGAGTTCAAGCAGCCCGAGCAGTGGAACGGCTACATCCCCCCGTACATGATCCCCGCCGACCAGGGCCACGCCCGCAACGACTCCGCACAGCGCGTTCACCTCGTCGCGATCGTCCGTGAGGCCATGGCCCGCAACTACGGCGAAGACGTCGCCCGCGCGTGGCTCGAGGACATCAACGCGAACCACTGGCCCCGCGAGGGCTGGTCCCCGCACGACGCGCTACGCCACGCAGCCGAGAAAGCCGACCGCGAAGTACCTACCTGGATCAAGGAACAGTCATGACCGACTGGCGCAACCACGCCGCCTGCGCCGGGATGCCCCTCAACGCCTTCTTCCCCGAACGCGGCCAAACCGCCACCGACGCCTACGCAGCCTGCGCCCGCTGCCCCGTCCGCACGGAATGCGACCAAGAAGCCAACCGCGACGACCTCGACTACCGCACCATCGGCATCTGGGCCGGCCGCCACCGCCGCAACAACGGCAACGAACGCGGCAACACCACCCCGGCCCCCATCCGCGAACAAGCCCTCGAACTCTGGCGCCAACACCGCGCCAGCTACCGCAGCGACTCCGCGTGCGCCCGCGCCATCGAATCCCGCCTCGAGGGCATCGGCCGAACCGCGATCCTCACCTGGGCGCGCCGCGCCGGACTCGCCACCGCAGGCTGGCCCCGCAGCATCGAACCGGACCGGCGCGCGGCCGTGCTCGCCGCCTACCGGCAGGTGCGCCCGCACCATCGCACGAAGACCGCCGCGGCCGACGAGATCGCGGCGCGGGAGGGCGTGTCGCGGACTGTGATCCTGACGTGGTTGAGGGCGGAGGAGCGGCCGAAGGCGCACAGCGGGGCATAGAGCGCCTTGCGCGGCACGCACGGCCTAGGGAGAGCGGAGCGCGCCGTGACGCCGCCGCATCCGCGCCAGCGCGCGAATCTGACGGCACAACACGACAACCAGAGGAAGCACAATGAGCAAGCAAACCCCCGCCGACTACTTCGACCAGTTCCCGCCCGCACCCGAGGGCTGGACCCACGACCAATGGTGCTGGCGCCACTGGGCGCCCTGTCCCGTCCACGGCGGTAACGGAATCGCCGCCGCCCTCATGGTCATGACCGCCGTCATCGAGCTCATGCCCGCAGACGCCACCCCCGAAGGCCGCAACCAGTGGATGACCGACGCGGGAAAGCTCTGCTGCACCCTCGGCGACAAGCGCATGTACGAAATCTGGGGCAAGTGCCCACCCAGCGCTTCTAGCGGCCTGCCACACTGAACGCCGTGTACCAGCCCCGCCGCCACTTCGGGCCCATCCCCCACGTCCGCCACGGCCGGCCCATCGACACCGCACACGCCATCGTCCTCGACGCCTACCGCCGTGCCCACGGACTACCACCCTGGCTCAAACGCGAACACGGCGAAGGCGTCTACCCCAGCGAACACGTCGTCAACCTCGCCGTCGACTGGTGGAACGACTGGCAGAACATGCCCATCCAACCCGGGTAGCGCGTAACCTGGAAGACGCCCCCCCTGGGCAGCAAGCCCCCTGACCCCACCTCAGGGGGCTTCGCCATTCCCGCCCGGCCGCTCGGGCAGCCGCGCACCGCGCTCGCCGTTGTACCAGCGCATGAATTGCCGCAGCACCTTCGAGCGGTCTGCCTCGGCGTCAGGGCTCGCTGCTACGGCGTCACCGAACGCGTCCCAGAGTTCTTTGTCGGCGCGGAACTTCTGGAGTGGTGTGTTTGCCACGGCGCTCCCCTTCTGTAGGTACAGAAGAGTCTACATAGAGCCTTGCACTGTGGCCACACTGTGGGTACAGTAGGTCTCAACGAACCAGCCGAGACCACGGAGAACATCATGAGCCGCACCGCCGCCAACATCGCCGCCGCCACCCACACCGCCTTCCTCATCTTCGCCGCCGCCTGCATCGTCATCCTCGCCGGATCACACAACACCGCCCTCCCGACCATCCACACCACCTACCCCACCGCCACCACCCACGTCGTCCCCTGCAACACCTACGTCAGCCACGAAGCCATGATCCTGGCGCAAGTCGACGGCATCGGCCCCGCCACCACCAACAGCTTCTGCGCCATCCCCAACTAGCACACCCCACCCCCTCGAGGGGGCCGCGCCCCCCCCCCCCCCCCGGCCCGCCCGCTCCCGCGTTCCCGCCACCAACAACCCCCTCACGCGGCTACCATCCCCCCAAGCCTTCACATCTGCACACACAAGCAGACATCGAAGATGGGAAACCGCCGATGACCGAACAAGCCGTCGAAGCCATCGCAGCACCCGTCCTCGCCGCGATCCTCGAAGACCTCCACGCCTACGCCTCCCAAGAACTCACCCACCTCGGCAACACGATGCCCGCCCTCCTCCGCGGCGCATCCCAAGACGTCCAAGACGCCTTCGCCGCCCTCGAGGCCCGCTACCACGCCCTCATCGCCCGCATCGACGCCCACCGCAACGGCCAGGTACCGCCGGGTTTTACGGAGGCGCCCACCACGGCGCCCACCTCCTCAACGTCATCCGCCGCCTCGAAGCCGAACTCGCCGAGTGCCGCGAACACTGGCGCCGCCACCGACACCACTGCGGCGAAGTAACCGTCATCAACCTCACCGTCCAGTAGGGAGTCAGCCATGAGCGACACCAGCCTCCAGCAGTTCCCCGTCGGCCAGCAGCGCACCATCACCGCCACCGTCACCAAGGACGGCCAGCCGTTCACCGACACCCTGTCCTGGTCCGCGTCGTCCGGCACACTCACCCCGGCCGCCGACACCCTCTCCGCCACCCTCGACAACGCCGCCGCAGGCACCGTCACCGTCACCGCCACCGACTCGGCCGGCGCCAGCGGCGAGGTCTCCTTCGAGCTCGTCGACCAGGCGCAGATCAGCCTCACCGTCGCGTAGTTCACGGAAACCAGGGAGCGGAAAATGGGCGACGAGAAGGCAGTGCGCGCCAAGCGCGTCGCCGACGTCGCCGCGCTCCGGGAGCAGGGCCGCACCTACCCGCAGATCGCAGCCGAGCTCGGCATCTCCACCACCACCGCGTGGCGCGACTACGAGGACTGGTGCAACCAGCTCCGCCACGGCGACCCGCAGATCGAGCAGGCCGCGAAGGAAGCCTTGTGGGGCCAGTTGGCGCGTATCCGGGCCGAGCGTGAGGCCGTCTCCCGCGTGCTGACCGCCAAGCACGTGACCGTGTCGAACGGTGTCGTGGCCCGGATGGACGGCGAGCCGATCGAGGACGACGCGCCGGTGCTTGCCGCCGTGGACCGGCTGATCAAGCTGGATGATCAGGAGGCGAAGCTTCTCGGGATCTACGCCGAGAAGAAGGTCTCGATGTCGGGTGGTCTTACGTACGAGATCGTCGGTGTCGACCCGGCGAGGCTCGTATGAGGACGTACTGGCTGGCCTGGTTCATCCTCACCTTCCCGCTCGGGTTCCTGATCCCCGAGACATACGCGCTCGCGAGCGGCCACCCCGAGTGGACGCTCTCGGCCGCGATCTGGTCGCTCGAGGACCTCGTGCCCGGCCAGCAGATCTGGCACTGGAACGCGTTCCACCTGCTGTTCATCGCAATGCTCGTGACGCTGTTCGTCTGGCTGACGGGGCACTTCGCGTTCGGGTGGTGGCGATGACCCTCACCGCCGAAGCCGCCACCGTCGTCCGCTACGAACCCCGCGGCGCCGCACGCACCCTCTTCGAATGCCGCGAACCCGAAGTCCTCATGGCCGGCCCCGCAGGCACCGGCAAGTCACTCGCCGGCCTCTACAAGCTGCACCTCACCGCGCTCGCCAAACCCAACGTCCGCCACCTGATCACCCGCAAGACCGCCGTCTCCCTCGGCTCCACGACGCTCGTCACCTTCGAGAAGAAGGTCGCCCGCGACGCATTGAAGCAGCGCGTCGTCACCTGGTTCGGCGGATCACCCCGCGAAGCACCCGGCTACCGGTACAGCAACGGCAGCAACATCGTCGTCGGCGGCATGGACAAACCCGACAAGATCCTCTCGTCGGAGTACGACTTCGCGTTCGTCGACGAAGCCACCGAACTCACCGTCACCGACTGGGAAACCATCAGCACCCGCCTACGCAACGGCGTGCTCTCCTACCAGCAACTGCTCGGCGCCTGCAACCCCGCCGGACCCAAGCACTGGCTCAAAGCGCGCGCAGACCGCGGCGACCTGATCCTGCTCAACTCCCGCCACCGCGACAACCCCGCCTACGTCAACGAAGACGGCACCTACACCGAGCAAGGCCGCGCCTACATCGAAGGCAAACTCGGCAAACTCACCGGCGTCCGCAAGCTCCGCCTCGGCGAAGGCAAGTGGGCCGCCGCGGAAGGCCTCGTCTACGACGACTGGGACGACGAAATCCACTACGTCGACGCGCTCCCGGCCGGCAGCGAGCGGTGGGCACGCTACTGGACGGTGGACTTCGGGTTCTCCAACCCGTTCGTGTGCCAGTTCTGGGCTGAGGACGGCGACGGCCGCCTGTACCGGTATCGGGAGATCTACCGCACCAGGCGGCTGGTGGAGGACCACGCCAAGCACATCCTGTCGCTGGTGCGCGACGACGACGGGCGGTGGCTGGAGCCGAAGCCGCGCGCGGTCATCTGCGACCACGACGCCGAGGACAGGGCGACACTGGAGCGGCACCTGGGGCTGGCGACGATCCCGGCGAAGAAGACCGTCAGCGACGGTGTCCAGGCCGTCCAGTCCCGCCTCAAGGTGCTCCCGGACGGCAAGCCGCGCCTGTTCTTCGTGCGCGGCGCACTCGTCGAGACCGATCCGGAGCTCGAGCAGGCCGAAATGCCCACCTGCACCGACGACGAGATCGGCGGCTACGTGTGGCCGGTCGACGTGAAGCCGGACAAGCGCGAGAACCCGGTGAAGATCGACGACCACGGCATGGACGCCATGCGGTACATGGTCGCCGAGAAGGACCTGGCGCACTCCGCGCCGAGGGTGAGGTTCCTGTGACCGTCCTCGAAGCGTGGAGTGTGAAGCGCAAGGCCCGCGAGCGCAGCAGTGACAGGGCCGTGACCAGGGGTTTGGCTGAAACCATATCGACAACCGCGCGCGCAACACTGGGCGCCGCCGGGCGTGCGCGCACCCGGCTGCGCCGCCCGATGCTCACGGTCGGCGGCCTCGGCTGCATCGACGCCGCGTTCTTCCAGCACGGCTGGTTCGCCGGCCTGCTCGCCACCGGCATCAGCGCGTTCGTGTTCGAGGCGCTGAGCGGCGGTGAGGAGCAGTGAAGTCGCTCGGCAAGACCCTCGTGCGCGCCGCCCAGAAAGCCGCCGCCGCCCCGCAACTGCCCACACCGGTGCCGTACTCGCGCGACATGCCGCGCATGATGATGTACAACACCGCAGCGAGGGAGAAGGACGCGCTGCTGCGCGCCGTCGAAGAAGACTCGACACTGTTCTCGATCACCAACCGCACCGGCACCGCCGTCTCCGAGCTCATCTTCCGCCTATACCGCAAGACCCCGAACCCGGACGTCACCAGCGAGCGCGTCGAAATCCAGTCACACGCCATCCTCGATCTGCTCGCCAGGCCGAACAAGTTCATGCCGGCCGCCTACCTCAAGCACACGCTCCAGTTGCACCTGGACGCGACCGGTGAGGGCTACCAGATCATCAACCGGTCGGTGAACCAGCCGAAGGCGCTGCCGCTGGAGCTGTGGCCGGTCACCCCGTCGCGGATCGAGCCGGTCCCGTCGGCGAAGAACTTCATGAACGGCTGGATGTACACCAGCCCGGACGGCGAGCAGGTGCCGCTCGAGTTGTGGGAGGTCATCCCGTTCCGCACCCCGCACCCGCGCGACCCGTACCGCGGTCTCGGACCCGTCCAGCCGATGATCACCCAGATTGAGGCGTCGAAGTTCGCCAGCGAGTACAACCGCAACTTCTTCCTCAACAGCGCGCAACCGGGCGGGATCGTCACCTTCGACCACCGGTTGCAGGACGACGAGTGGAACGAGTTCGTGCAGCGGTGGAACGAGCAGCACCGCGGCATCTCGCGCGCGCACCGGGTCGCGTTCCTCGAGAACGCCACGTGGGTCACGAACCAGATGACGATGCGCGACATGGCGTTCGCCGAACTCAGGACCAACGCCCGGGACGAGAAGTACGAGGCGTTCGGCATCGCCGGGTCCGTGATGGGTGTGACCGAGGACGTCAACCGCGCGAACGCCGAAGCGGGCAAGGCCATGTTCGGCGACCTGCTGGTCAACCCGCGCGGCGCGGTGATCCGCGACACCTACAACCTGTTCCTCGTCCCGATGTACGGCGACGCGACGATCGAGCTCGACTTCGACTCGCCGGTGCCGTCCGACCAGGCGATGGAGAACGCGACGCTGGTGGCGAAGTCCACCGCCGCCATGAACTTCATCACTGCCGGGTTCGTCGCCGAGGACGTGCTCCAGACCTGTGAGCTGCCGCCGATGCGGTGGGAGAAGCCGGAGCAGCCGCCTGCGCCGGTCATCGTTCCGCCCGGGCAGCAGCCCGGCGACGGCAGCGGCCAGGACGACGAAGACGACAACGAGGATGAGGACGAGGGCAGTGGGGATGCGCCGTCGAACCTCGTGCCGCTGCGCATCCACGGCCTGCGCGCAGCCCACGACCCCGCCTCCGTCGACCTGACCGCCGCAGACGAGCAGTGGCAGGCCGCGCTCGCGCAGCTCTCGACGCAGTATCAGGCCGATATCGTGCCGGCGCAGCGCCAGCAGTTGCAGCAGCAGATCACCACCGCCTGCAACGACGGCCAGCCGGACCGGTTCGCGCACCTGACCGTCGACTCCGCCGCCGCCGCGGCGCTGCTGCTCGCCGCGATGATGCAACTCGGCCAGCAAGCCGCACAACAAGCCTCCGCGGAGGCCATGGCGCAAGGCGAGACGGGCGTGCCCGCACAGGCCCCGACACAGGCGCAACTCGAGGACACGGCCACCATCGTCGCCGCCCTGATCGCCACCGAGCTCGCCGTCTCGGCCGGCCGTGAAGCCGCGCGCCTGTACCGGCCGGGCATGAACGGGCAGCAGCTCGCCGACGAGGTCGGCGCGTTCCTCGCCACACTCTCCGCAGCCACCGTCGCCGCCCACCTCGGCGGCGCGCTCATGGCCGCGATGACCCTGGGGCGCACCGAAACCTTCACGAAGATCAGCCACGGGAACCTGTACGCCTCCGAGGTCAACGACAAGAACACGTGCGCACCGTGCCGCGACATCGACGGGCACCTGTTCGGCCCCGCCAACGCACCCGCGACGCGCATGGCCGTCGACGACCTGTATCCGGCGGGCGGCTACAGCAAGTGCCTAGGCCGCGAGCGCTGCCGCGGAACCGTCATCTGGCGCCCCGACAGCAGCGGGAAGGGGTCCTGATGCCCGCGATAGCCGTGCACCACACCGCGACCGTGAACGAGCCCTGGGACGGCCCGGCCGCGGTCGCCGCGATGCCCAACGACGACGCCGTGCTGCGCTACTGCCACGCCTGGCAGACCCAGGAAGCAGCCGACGAGAAGCACGAGGCGGGCGACGACGACGCCGACGACCAGAAGGGGTCGTACAAGTTCCCGCACCACAAGACCAAGGGCGGTCCCGCGAACCTCGCCGCGTGCCGCAACGGCCTCGCGCGGCTCGCGGGCGCCAGCATCCCCGACGCCGACCGCGCCGGGGTGAAAGCGCACCTGCAAGCGCACCTCGACGACGCCGAGAAGAAGGAGGGCGGCGCCGATGACGCGCACCGCACCCGAACCATGAGCCTGATGAACCGCACCGACCTCGCCTCGCTCGCAGGCTACGGCCGCATGACCGCCGCCGAGCGGGTCCGCGCCGGCCTGCCGCGCGCACAGCGACTCTCGGCGCGCTCCGACTGGTTCCGGTTCACAGACTCCGCAGACGGCGCCGCGCGCCTGGACGTGTACGACGAGATCGGGTTCTGGGGCGTGACCGCGTCCGAGTTCTCCGCGCAACTGTCCGCCGTCTCCGCGCCGCGCCTGGAGGTGCACGTCAACTCGCCCGGTGGGGACGTGTTCGACGGCATCGCGATCCTGAACCTGCTGCGCGCGCACCCGTCGCCGGTGGATGTGATCGTGGACGGGCTCGCCGCGTCGGCCGCCTCCGTGATCGCGATGGCCGGGCAGTCGGTGACGATGATGCCCCAGTCCCAGATGATGATCCACGACGCGTCCGGTGTGTGCATGGGCAACGCCGCCGACATGACCGCCATGGCCGACCTGCTCGACAGGGTCTCGGACACCATCGCCTCCGCCTACGCGGGCGCAGCGGGCGGCACACAGGACTCGTGGCGCGCCGCGATGCGCGCCGAGACCTGGTACTCGTCCGAGGAAGCCGTCGCGGCCGGCCTCGCCGACAAGATCGGCAGCCCGCCCAACGGCAAGAAACCCAAGCAGCCCGAGGACGCGTGGAACCTCTCGTTCTACGCGTACACCGGGCGCGACAAAGCCCCGGCACCCGCACCGCAGACGCAGGCGCCGGCAGCACCATCGTTCCACCTCAACGCGGCGGAGCTGCGGGCCGCCATGACCCTGTAAGGAGGCGGCCGGATGACCGCGACCGACACGCTCACCCGCAGCGCGGAGGAGCTCGAGGACAAGCTGGGAGACGAGAAGTTCGTCGCCGAGCTGTTCGCCAACACCGACGAGGCCAAGGGCAAGCGCAAGGAGTTCTTCCGGAACTACGCGCGCGCCGTCAACGGCTTCGACGGCTCGATCAAGCAGCAGATCAAGGAGGAGACCCAGCGGGTCTTCGCCGAGATGATGCGCGAGAACGGCATGGCCGACCTGGGCAAGCGCCCGGACCTGCGCGACATCTCCCCGATTGACGACGACGGCATGCCGAAGGCGCCGCCGAAGTACCACCTGTACAACAAGCACGCCGCGGGCGCGAAGTTCGACCGCGACTTCGAGTCCATCGGCAAGCTCGCCAAGGCCGTCTACAAGGACGGTGCGCGCGCGGACGCCGACACGAAGGCGAAGATCGAGTCGCTGCGCAACGCGTTCTCCACGATCTCCCCCTCGGACGGCGGTTTCCTCATCCCCGAGGTGCTTCGCGCCAACCTGCTCCGGGTCGCGCTGGAGACCGCGGTCGTGCGCTCGCGGGCCATGGTCATCCCGATGGACTCGCAGCGGGTGCCGTTCCCCGCGATCGACTCCACCACGAACGTCGGGTCGGTGTTCGGCGGCATCACCTCCTACTGGGCTGAGGAGGGCGCCGCGGTCAACCCGACCTCGGCGAAGTTCGGCCGTGTCGTGCTCGACAGCAAGAAGCACTACGCGTACGCGGAGGTTCCGCGCGAGCTCGTGCAGGACTCGGCGATCGCGTTCGACGCGTTCGTGCAGCAGGTCTTCCCCGAGGCGATCGCGTTCTTCGAGGACCTGAAGTTCATGGTCGGCACCGGTGTCGGCGAGCCGACCGGCATGCTGCTCGGCTCCTCCAACCCCGCGGCGATCGCCGTGGGCACGGAGACGAACCAGCCGACGAAGACCATCGTCATCCAGAACCTGGTGAAGATGTTCGCCAGGATGCTTCCCTCGAGCCTTGGGCGCGCGGTGTGGGTCGCGAGCATCGACACCTTCCCGGAGCTCGCCACGATGGGTCTCGCGGTCGGCACCGGCGGCGCGCCGGTGTGGCTGGCCAACGGCGGCGGCCCGGTCGGCGGCGCCGTCGCGACCCCGCCGATGACCATCTTCGGCCGCCCCGTGATCTTCACGGAGAAGGCGTCCAGCCTCGGTGCCCAGGGCGACATCTCGTTCGTCGACTGGAGCTACTACCTGATCGGCGACCGGCAGGCCATGTCGATCGCGGACTCCGAGGACTACAAGTTCGCGCAGGACATGGTCGCCTACCGCTTCATTCAGCGCCTCGACGGCAAGCCGTGGATCAAGTCCTCGATCACGCCCGCGAACGGCGGCAACCCCCTGTCCCCGATCGTCCAGCTCGCGAAGCGGTAAGGAGAAACCCGCATGTTCGCCCTCGGACGGCTCTTCAACCCCGTCTCCTCCCCGACCACCACCGCGACGTGGATCAACCTGCGCGACGCGGCCACCGTCACCCTGCTCGCCGTCGGCTCGGCCGGCACCACGAACATCACGTTCCAGGTCGCGCAGGACGCCACTGGCACGAACGCCGTCAACTACGACGGCGCCGCCGGCCACGGCGACGGTGTCACCACCTACTGGTCGCAGCACTCCGGCTTGTGGACGCAGCACACGCAGGCCGCCGCGAACACGGTGCCGACCACCTCGGCGGCTGGCGACATCACCGCCGTCGAGATCAACGGCGTGCAGTTGCCGGACGGTTACACGTACATCAACGCGAGCCACGCGTCGGCGATCCTCGTGTGGTGCCTCGCGGACCTGGTGACGCAGCGTTCGCCCGACAAGCTCGTCGCCCCGACGGTCTAGGAGGCTGAGACATGACGACTCTCATCGACGGCTCGCAGCTACTCGCGATCGCCTACGGCAACCTGGTGACCAAGGCGGCGCAGAACCTGCCGCAGACCGCGACGGCGAACCTGTTCACCGTCGCGGGCGGCAACGTCCTGGTGACCGGGCTCATTGGCGAGGTCACCACCGTCATCGGCGCGACCGCGACGAGCCTGTCGCTCGGCGTGACTCCGACGACCGGCACCGCGAACTCCACGGGCCTGGCGACCGCGACCGCGATCACGAGCAAGGAGGCCGGCACGTTCGTCGGCCTCCTGAACTCCTCCGGTGTCGGCGGCGGCCTGGTGGTCGGCGCGAACGCCGGGCAGGGCCTGTTCGTGCCGCTGCCGATCATCGTGGCGCCGGGCACGATCACGTGGACGACCTCGGCGTCCACGACCGGCCAGATGAAGTGGTACCTGACGTACATTCCGCTCGATTCCGGGGCTTCGGTGTCGTGAGCGGCGAGCAGGGCGGCGGCGAAACCGGCTCCTGGTGGTCCTGGTACTCGATCATCGACGAGGCCGTGGAGCTTCAGCAGCAGTGGCGTGAGAACCCGCTGCCGTCCTGCCCGAACGACGGTGAACCGCTGACGATGGGCCCGAACGGGCTGCTGTTCTGCCGTTACGACGGGTGGAAAGAAACCGACCGGCGCCGGACGGACTGAGAGGAGGGTAGGAGATGGCAAGACCCTGGTACACGACCCGTGAAGAAGTGAAGATCGCGCTCGATTTCAAGCAGGGCGCGGCCGCGAACTCGTTCATCGACCAGCAGATCGCGCGCTCGTGCGACGCGATCGACGGCGAGCTGCACCGCGACTTCTACCCCCGCACGGCCACGCTCTCCTTCGACTGGCCCACGATCCAAACCGCGCGCCCGTGGCGGCTGTGGCTGGACCAGAACGACTTCACCGGGGCGATCACCTCGATCTCCTCCGGCGGCACCACGATCGACCCGACGACGGTCATCCCGTACCCGTCATGGGCGCCCGGTCTCGGCCAGCCGTACACGCACCTCGAGCTGAACGTCACCTCCACGTCGGCGTGGAACGCGTCGGCGACATGGCAGAACTCGATCCAAGTCACCTGCAACGCGTGGGGCTACAGCAACGCGCAGATCCCCGCAGGCGCCCTCGTGGCCGGAATCGGCACCACCGACACCCAGTTGACGCTCGCCGCGCCCTCGTGCCGCGGCGTCGGGTCGATCCTGACCATCGACAGCGAGCGGATGCTGGTGACCGAACGCCAGTCCACCACGACCGGGCAGACCCTCGGCGCGAACCTCGCCTCCAACGTGGCCTCGAACCTCGTGCAGGTCGCCAACACCGCGCTGTTCGGCCTGTACGAGGTCATCACCATCGACAGCGAGCGCATGTTCGTCTACGACACCCTCGGGTCGAACCTGCTCGTCAAGCGCGGCTGGGAGGGCACTCCGCTGGCCGCGCACACCGCCGGGGCGACGATCTACGCGCCCAGGTTGCTGACCGTGACCCGTGGCGCGCTCGGCACGACCGCAGCCGCGCACACGGCGAACACGACCGTAACCGAGCATGATGCGCCCGGGCTGATCCGGCAGCTCGCGACCGCGCTGTCGGTCTCCAGCCTGATCCAGACCCGCGCCGGCTACCCGGCGGCGACCGGCCGCAAGGCGCCGCAGGGCCAGGGCGGCAACCAGCCCGCCGTCATGCCGTCGGACCTGGACGACCTGTGGGCGCGCGCCTACACGAGCTTCGGCCGCAAGGCCCGAGTCAGGAGCGCGTGATGCCAGGAACCGAGGTGCGCCTGTCGGGTCCGTTCTTCGACAGCGAGCAGCGCGACCGGATCATGCACCGGATGACCACTGATTCGCGGCACGCGGTCGCCGACTTCGCGTTCGACGTGTGGTCGACGCTGATGGAGCACAACTTCCAGCACCCCACCGGCGTGTACCAGTCGTTCGCGCACGTCGTGGACGACGACCCGGACACGCTCGTGAACGACGGCTGGGGCGTGACCAACGACCTACCGTACGGGCCGTGGCTGGAAGGCGTCGGCTCCCGCAACAGCCCGGTCACCAGGTTCCCGGGCTACCACTCGCTGCGCGACGCCGCTGCCGCCACCGAACGCAACGTCCTGGACATCGTCCAGCCGCACGTGGATTCGGCGATGGAGGCGATGAACGGTGAGTGACACCCTCGGCGGGCAGGCCATCATCGACGCGATCGAGTCGCAGATGATGGAGCTCGGCCTGTTCGACTCGATCAACGCGCACGACCCGATCAACCCTCCCGGCGAGGGGCTGACGGCGGCGATCTGGGTGCAGGACATCACCCCGCTGGACAGCGAATCCGGCCTCGACTCGGTCACGCTCCTGTTCGTGATCAACATGCGGGTGTACATGCTCGCCCGGGCCGAACCGATCGACTACGTCGACCCCGCGATGACGTCGGCGGTGGATCAGTCGATGAGTTCGCTCGCGGCCGGGTTCACCCTCGGCGGCCTGGTGCGCAACATCGACCTGTTCGGCAAGCACGGCGCGCCGTTCGCCGCCAAGTACGGCTACGTGTCCATGTCCGGCACTGTCTACCGCGCCGCGACCATCACGATCCCATCGGTGATCAACGACGTGTGGACGGAGCAAGCATGATCGTCACCCTGACGCCCACGATCTTGGACGGGGTCGTCCTGCGCTGGTACGAGAACGAGACCGACCGCAAGCCGGTCATGTCCGTCTCGCGCAACCGGATCGAGGTCTACGCGGACGAGGTCGATCCGGTCGCCCGCGAGAACGCCACCGCCGCGTTCCGCGAGCTCGCCCGCAACTCCACCGCCGACGTCCGCCACTACGCCACCCACGTGCGCACCCGGCACGGCCTGACCCCGATCGGAGACGTGACCCGGTGAGCAAGTCCACAGGCCTCGGCAACCGGTTCTACTTCGCAGGCTACGACCTCTCCGGCGACACCCAGGCGCTCGGCAAGGTCGGCACCGGAGGCACGAAAACCATCGACCTCACCGACATCACCGAGTCCGCGTTCGAGCGGGCGCTCGGCGAGCTCGACGGCCAGTGGTCCTGGACCTCGTTCTTCAACAAGACCGGCGCGCACGTGCCGTTGAGCGCGTTGCCGCGCACCGACGTGCACGGCATGTACGTCATCACCCCGGCCGTCGGCGCGGACGCCGCGTGCATGGTCTGCAAGGAGATCGACTACGCGCCGACCCGCACCTCGGCTGGCGACCTGACGATGGCCGTGTCCGCGCAATCGAACGGCTTCGGCTACGAGTGGGCGAAGATGCTCACCGCCGGGGCGCGCACCGACACCGCGGCCACCACGGGCGCGACGTTCGACTCCGGCGGCGGCCTGGCGACGCCCGCCGTGCCGGCCTCGGGATCGCCCGCGACGAACACCTCGGCGATGCCGGTCACGGTCGTCATCACCGGCGGCACCATGACCAACGTCGTGATCAACGGGGTGAGTGTCGGCACCGGTGCGGGCACCTACACGCTGCCGCCCGGCGGAAGCACCACCCTGACGTACACGGTGGCCCCGACGTGGACGTGGACGATTTCCACCGCGTTCGGCGCGCAGGCTTACCTTCAGGTCTTCAGCTTCACTGGGACGGACGCGACGGTGACGTTGCAGGACTCCGCCGACGGCACCACGTTCTCCAATATCGCCTCCGGGGCGTTCGCTCAGATCACCTCGAACACACCGCAGGGGCAGCGGATCGCGCTGTCGAACGTCGCGACCGTGCGCCGGTACCTGCGTGCGACGACGACCACGAGCGGCGGGTTCACGTCGCTGAAGTTCGCCGTCGCCGTGGCCCGGAACCTGGTCGCGGGGGTGGCGTTCTGATGTTCCAGCTGCCGCCCCCGTTTCCGAAGCCGGTCAACCATGCGCCCGCGCAGGGACGCCCGGAGGACTACCAGACCTTCCGGGTGTGCTACCCGCGTGACGGCGCCATCGTGCAGGCCTGCAAGGACGCCGGATGCCCGGCGTGGACGCATGGCTGGAAGACGACGCTCGACGAGCGCACGCCGTTCGGCCGCGCGCAGGCGCACTACATCCGCTGGCAGTCCGGGCGCACCTTTCGCGAGCAGAAGACCGGCGACGGAAAGACCGTGTTCGTGTTCGAGGCGCACCAGCGGTGCTTCGACGAGCACAAGACGCGCCCGCAACTGTTCCTCGTGGAGGGCGGCGACTGGCGGGGCAACCCGACCGGCTTCCGGCGGTTCCATCAACGGCCGGACGACTGGCTCGAGCACTTCGCGGAGAACCAACTGAAGCTCGCCGACCAGGCGCAGCAGGGCCGCTACTAGAAAGGCACTGACATGTCCAAGGCTACAGGCCTCGGCTGGACCACTCTGTCGGTCGACGATGCGACCAACACCCAGCAGGCCATCAAGAACGACATCAACGACGTGAAGATCTCCACCCCCATGGCGGTCATCGACGTCACCGGTATCGATAAGTTCGCGTTCGAGCGCTTGTTGGGCCTCGCGGACTGCTCGGTCACTCTCGACGGAACCTTCAACAGCGCGGCGAACATGAGCCACGCCGTGTTCTCCACCGTCCCGTCCACGCGCGTGTCCCGCCTGACCACCATGGTCGTCAACGGCGCCACGCTCGCCCCGACGCTCTGGTACACCGACTACGCCCTCACCCGCGCCACCGGCGGCGCACTGACCTGGCAGGCGCCGGGCGTGCTCGCCAACGGCACCGCGCCGACCTGGAGCTGACGACGTGACAGGGTTCGAGATCCCCGAGGACGAGTACCACCTGTTCTTCGAAGACGAGCAGTACGCGGGCCTCGAGGTCGTCATGAGCGGCATGGGCGTCGGCGAAGCGCTGCACTTCGACGTGGTCCGCTTCCGCAAGGCGCCGACCGTCGAGGACGCCGAGAAGGACGTCACCGAGGTCATGAAGATCGTCGCCGAGCACCTGCTGTCCTGGAACGCCACCCGCAAGGGCGTGCCGGTCCCGGCCACGCAAGAGGGGCTGCTGAGCCTCGGGTCGAAGTTCGTCAACGCACTCATCGGCGCATGGGTGAACGCGATGACCGGAGTGCCGGCCCCTTTGGCGCTCGGCTCGAGCGATACCGGCTCGAGCTCGAACGCCACCTCGGAGACGGTGCCGTCGATTCCGATGGAACCCCTCTCGAACCCCCCGTCGAACCCATAGAGCTCAAGCACGCCAGGTTCATCCTCGAAGCCTGCGAGCGCCACCACTGCCTGCCGTGGCCCGGCAGCCTGCTGGAGCAGCCCGCCCGGTTCCTGCAACTGCAAGAGATCGTCCGACTAGGCACACCCGCGGAAAGGAGGCCCGAACCAGATGCCGAACATTATTGAGATCAAGGTTCGGGCCACCGACGAAACCGCCACCACCTACGACGCCGCGAAGGCGCGCGCCGCGGCGGCCGGCGCGGAGATCGGCGACGCCTACGCCTCCGGCATGGCCTCGAAGGTGCGCTCGCAGGCCGACCGGGACGCTGAGGAGGCCGCCGCCTACTGGTCGTCACTGTTCGCCCGGGAGGCCGAGCAGGAGGCCGGGGACGCCGGCATGTCCGCGGCGGAGGCGTTCAAGAAGGAGTACGCGGCCGAGATCGCCGAAGCCGCCTCCTGGCCGAAGCTGACGCAGTACCAGATGGACCAGGCCAACGGTCCCGACAACAAGGTTCGCTCCCCGTTCTCCAGCAAGGCCGGCATGGAGGAGGCCGAGCAGCTGCGCCGCGACTTCGAGGCCGGGCTGCTCGAGGAGGGCCCGCCCGACGTCATGCTGCCGAACGGCAAGTGGGCGTCGGAGATGAAGGGCTCGGCGGGGATCGTCGGCACGGCGGTCGCTGAGGAGTTCGCCCGGCAGATGGAGGCCGGGGAGCGCGATAAGGCGCAGGGCCTCGCCGACGCCTACAACGACATGATCAAAACGTCGACGAGCGGCGGCCAGAGGGCGGCGAAGGACGCGGGGGCGCAGACCGGCGGCCTGCTGCTCGCAGGGATCGTGGCCGCCTCGTCGGTTGCGGCGCCGCTGTTGCTGGCCGGGTTCGGCACCGCGTTCACGGGGATCGCCGCGCTGGCGCTGAAGAACAACGTCGTGATCAAGCAGGACTTCACGAACATCGCGTCGGTCGCCGAGAAGTCCATCACCGCCGCCGCGGCGCCGCTGGCCGGCACCATGCACCAGGCGCTGCTCGGCGTCGAGGGCACCGTCACCAAGCTGACCCCCGAGCTGCAAGGCCTGTTCGTCAACGCTGAGCCGGACATCACCTCCGTGGCCTCCGGGGTGGAGAACTTCGCTTCCTCGATCCTGCCGGGGATGTCCTCGGCGCTGAAGAACTCGCAGGTCATCGTCGCGGACTTCGGCGACTCGCTCGGAACCCTGGGCTCCGGGGCCGGGAACATGCTCAACAACATGACCCGGGACGCGTACACGACCGGCGCGGGCATGAAGTCCCTGCTCGGCACCGTCAGCAACCTCGCCTCCACCCTCGGCTCCGTGCTCGGGTCCGCGGCCTCCGTCGGGTCAACGGCGCTGCTCGGCCTGGACCCGGTGCTCAACACCACGTTGACGCTGATTCAGAAGATCTCGTCGCCGGGCACCGTCGGTGCCGGGCTCGGCGCGTTCGCGGCATTCAAGTTCGATCCGGCCATCGCCACGAGCCTCAAGAGCGCCGCAGGCGGGCTGTCGACGTACGCGAAGGGCGCTGTGGACGCGGAGGGCGCTACGACGCTGCTCGGCCGCGCCGCTAGCGGCATGTCGGGCGCGCTCGGAAAGGCCGCATCCATCGCAGGAGGTCCGTGGGGCATCGCGATCGGTGCCGGTGTCGGGCTGGCGGTGGGCCTGGCCGGGGCGCTGATCAACGCTGCTCATGCGAGCGATGCGCTCACCCTGTCGCAGCAGGGGTTGCAGCAGGCCGTGGCGCAGGACAACGGCGAGATGGGGAAGTCCACCTCGGCGTATGTGGCGTCGCAGGCGCAGGCTGACGGGCTGGCCAAGTCCGCGGCCGCCGCCGGGGTCTCGCTCCAGACCTGGACGCAGGCCGTGCTCGGCAACACGGACGCGCAGAAGCAGGTCACCGACGCGGTGATGACCTCGAACCAGTCCACGCTGAACCAGCAGGTCATCACCGACGGCGCCGCGAAGTCCACGGGCAAGTTCTCGGACGAGCAGCGCGACGCGCAGACCGCGGTGGCGGGCACGTCGTCGGCGACCAACCGGCTGACGGATCAGAACAAGCAGCTGCTCGCCTCGATGCAGGCGCAGCATCAGCAGATCGTGGACGCGATCAACAAGCAGACGCAGTTGCAGCAGGCCACGAACGCGCTCACCAACTCCACGGGGATCTTCGCGGCGTCGCTGAAGTCCGCGTATCAGGCGCAGGTCGCAAGCTCGCAGCAGTCCGCGCTCACCTCGATCGCGTCGCTGAACCTCGGGGACGCGAACGTGCAGCTGTCGCAGTCGCTGTACAACACGGTCGACGCCTACACGCTGGCGCAGACCGGCGGCAACTCGTACCTCGGGGTGCTCGACGCGCTCTCCGGCAGCGTGAACGGGCTGCTCGGCACCGAGGCCGCGTACACGACATCGCTGTCGAACCTGACGAAGGTGGTCAAGGGGCACACCGATTCGCTGGACGTGAACACCGCGGCGGGCGCCGCGAACATCACGAAGATCACGGCTATCGCAACCTCGGCGGACAAGGCCGCGGCCGCCGTGTACCAGAACGAAGTGCAGACCAAGGGATCGACGAAGGCGTTCAACGACGCGAACGACACCCTCGCCACGATGAAGCAACGTTTCATCGACGCTGCGGATAAAGCAGGGTATGACAAGGACCAGGTGAAGAAGCTCGCGGACCAGCTGTTCCAGCTGCCGAAGGACATCTCCATCCCGATCAGCGCGGACACCAGCCCGGCGTACAACTCGTTGGGGCGCTTGCTGAACACGATCAACAGCAGTTCCGCGTCGGTGAGCGTCCGCGTCTCCGGTCCGGCGCAGGCCTCCTACGCCACCGGCGGCAACATCTCGGCCGCCGCCACCGGGGGCGCGCGCGGAAACCTCGTGAAGGTCGGCGAGCGCGGGACCGAGTTCGTGCGGCTGCCGTACGGCTCGACGGTGATCCCGCACTCGAACGTGCAGTCCATGGAGGCAAGCTCCGCTGCCGGCAGGGGCGGTGGTGGCGGCGGGTTCGAGCTGTCTGTCGCCCCGGGCTCGGACAGCGCAGTCGCAACGATGATCAACAAGTTGGCGCGGCTCGGGCTGCTCCAAATCAAGCAGAAGGCGATCGTGCCATGACGTTCATGACGCTGCCTCAGTCGCCTGTCACCTCCGGTGAGGCCGGGCACCTGACCGACCACAACAACATCGCGGCCGGTCTCCAGGCGCTGTGGACCGCCGCCGTCGAGGGCATCATCGACGTCACCGCCCCGCCGTACAACGCGAAGGTCGATGGGGTCACCGACGACACGACCGCGATCCAGAACGCGCTCAACGCCGCGTCACCGGGGCAGGTGGTGTGGCTTCCGCCGCGCACCGCCGTCACCTCCGCGCCGCTGACGGTGCCGCCGCAGGTAGGTCTTTCCGGCCTGCACTCCTCACACCTGGACACCACCTCGGCGTCGGTGATCAAGCCGTCCGCGTCGTTCTCGGGCGCCGCCGTGATCCTGCTGGTCGACCAGTCCACCGGCGGGTACTCGATCGCCTCGACGCAGCAGTCGATCCGGATGCTGACGATCGACTGCTCGAACCTGACTGGCAGCACGATCGACGGCATCCAGGCGCAAGGCTACGTGCACGGCGTGATCCTCGAGGACGTGCAGATCCTCAAGCCGCCGAACCACGGCATCTTCTCGGTCTCCAACGGCAGCGGGTTCCCGTACTCGTGGCGCGGGACACGCCTGGTGGTCCAGAGCTCGGGCGGCTACGGGTACGCGGTCGGCGGCATGACGGACACCACGTGGATCGACTGCGAGACGCTCGGCGCGGGCAAGTCCGGGTGGCTGTTCGCCGCGCAGCCGTCGAACACGAAGCTGATCGGCTGCCGCAGCGAGTACAGCAACTGGAACGGCTACGAGTTCTCCGGCACGTGGGGCGGCAGCAACACCGGCGGCGGCGGGTGCGAGCTGATCGGCTGCTCCACCGACGGCAACAACCGCAACGGCGTCCTGGTTACCGCGACCGGCGACACGCCGCTCACGATCATCGGCGGCCACTACCGGCGGGACGGGGCGAACGGGACCGCGGGCGGCGGCGGGTACGCCGGCATCCAGGCCACCGGTTCGACGATCCCGGTCACCATCACGCAGCCGCAGGTGCTCACGGGCCTGGCGAACTCCGGGTCGGGCCAGACGACACCCGGCCCGCAGTACGGTGTCGCGGTCACCTCGTCGTCGTCGAATCTCACCGTCAACGGCGGCATCGTCTACGGCAACACGCAGGCCTGGTTCGACGACGGCACCAACAGCAACATCGGCCGCGGCGCGAACCTGACCGAGCGCGTCGGCGGCCAAACGGGGTACACCACCGCCTACCACGGGCTCCAGGCCACGCTCGCGACACCGCCGACCTGGGACTCCGGGCCAGGCTCGCAGCTCTACAGCCTCATCGCCGACCTGCTGCTCCCGGAAGACCTCGGCTTCATCGCCGCGACCGGGCTGATGGGCGAGTTCAACTCCACGGTGGCGCTCGCCTCCGGGACGCTGTACATCCAGAAGACGATCCTGCGGGTGCCGAAGACGGTCACGAACATCACCGTGGACGTCACCTCCGGCGGCAACACCCTGACCTCGGGGCAGAACCTCGCGGGAATCCTCGGCTCGACCGGCACGTCGCTGCGTAACACTGCGGACCAGTCCACGGCCTGGGCGACGACGGGCACGAAGACGATGGCGCTCACCTCGACGATCACGCTCGCCCCGGGTGTCTACTACACCGCGATCCTCTCGGTCGGCACCACCCCGCCGACCATGGTGCGCACCTCGCCACTCGGTGGCGGCGGCGGCCACGCCTCGTTCTACAACGCCTCCGCGGCGTCCTCGAACCCGCGCGCGGCCACACTGACCGGGCAGACCGCGATCGGCAACGTCACCCTGTCCTCGACGTCCCAGAACTCCTACGCCATTGCGGCGTTCTGGAGCTGACGCCGATGCCGTACTCGGACACGTACTCGGATCTCTACGATCCGGCTTTCCCTCAGTCGCAGCTGGATGTGCGCACGGAGCTGCTGCTCGGCGGGGTGTGGACGGATGTGTCGAAGAAGACCTACCAGCGCGCGGGGTACGCGATCACGCGGGGGCACCCTGACGAGTCGTCGAACGTGCAGCCGTCGGTCGCCTCGATGCAGGTGAACAACCGTGGCGGCCAGTTCTCGCCGCGCAACCCGCTCGGTGCGTATTTCGGGCTGCTCGGCAGGAACACGCCGCTGCGCCTGTCCGTGCCGAACACCTTGTCGTACCTGCGGCTGGAGAACGACACCACGAGCTATGCGAGCTGCCCCGACCGCACGGCGCTTGGCATCACTGGGGACATCGACGTCCGCATCGACCTCCAGCTCACCAACTACGCACTGTGCACGCTGATGACGAAGTGGGGCAGCGCGTCGAACCGCTCGTGGGCGCTGTGGCTAAACGCCAGCGGCTACCTCGTCTTCGAATACGCCAACAGCAACGGCAGCGGTTTCGCGGACTACGCGGCCACCTCCACCGTTACCGTCCCTATCGGCCGCGTCGCGCTGCGAGCCACCATGCAGGCGAACAACGGTGTCGGCGGCACCACGACCACCTTCTACACGGCCCCGACGATCTCCGGGCCCTGGACCCAGCTCGGAAGCGCCGTCGTCAAAACGAACGGCACGATCACGCTGCAAACGAGCACGGCACCCGTGTCCGTCGGCTTCGGATACGGATACATCGTCACCGACCCAGGGCACCCGACGTTCACTGGCCCCACCGGCAGCTTCTATAGCGCGCAGGTGTACTCGGGCATCGGCGGCACCCAGGTCGTCGGCGCCGCGTTCTCTACCCAGCCGGCCGGGACCACCGCGTTCAACGACGGGTTCGGCAACATCTGGACGCTCAGCGGCACGGCCGAGATCTCCGACCGGAACTACCGGCACCACGGAGAGGTGCCGGCGTGGCCGCAGCGCTGGGACAACACCGGCCAGGACGTGTACGTGCCGATCACACCGTCGGGGCTGCTGCGGCGCCTGACGCAGGGCAGCCCGCCCGTGCAGTCGGCGCTCTACCGCGGCTACCAGACGCTCGCCAGCAGCCTGGCGCCGGTCGCCTACTGGCCGTGCGAAGACGGCTCGAACGCCTCATCGATCGCCTCAGCGCTGCCCAACGGGGCGCCCATGCAGATCCAGGGCAGTCCGACTTTCGCGGGCAACTCCGGTTTCGCGTGTTCCCAGCCGATCCCGGTGCTCAACGGAAGCGTGTGGACCGGCCCGGTGGCCACCGCGCAGGGCTGGACCGACAACGTCATCCGGTTTCTCGCGCAAATTCCTTCTAGCGGCGACACGGACGGGGGCGTGCTCGTCCGGTTTTACACCAGCGGCACAGTCAGCCGCGTGGACGTCGTCTACAACACGGCACTCGGCGGTGAGTTGACGGTCACCGGCTACTCCGGGACGAGCGCGGTGCTGTTCACCCTGGGGCCGTTCACCACCTCGGTGGGCTCCCTCTACCGCATGTCGGTCGCCCTGCGCACCAGCGGATCGAACGTCGAGTATGAGTTCCAGAGCCTGATCGTGGGTGCTAGTGCGGCCGGGGGCATCAGCGGGACGCTGTCGTCGGCGAGCATCGGCGCGGTCACCAGCGTGCAGTGCAACCCGAACGGGAAGCTCGTGGGCACCGCGATCGGCCACGTCTCCGTGCAGCGGGTATGGGACACCTTGTACGACATGAACGCCCCGCTGAGCGCGAATGCCGGCGAACTCGCGCCGGCGCGGTTCGCGCGACTGTGCGCCGAGCAGGGCCTCGCATGCCGGATCGTCGGCTTCCCGGCCGACAGTGTCGCGATGGGCTATCAGTCGCCGAACACGTTTGTGGGGTGGCTCCAGGAATGCGAGGAAGCGGACCGCGGCCTGATGTTCGAGCCGCGGCAGGTGCTCGCGCTGGGCTACCGCACCCGCGCATCCATGCTCAACCAGTCCCCGGCGGTCGCGCTCGACTACTCGCAGGCGCACCTCTCGCCGCCGATCGAACCCACCGACGACGATCAGTTCACCGTCAACGACGTGACCGTCACCCGGTCCTCGGGGGCTGTGACAGGGTCCTCGGCGCGCGAGTACCTCGCTACGGGCGCGCAGTCAATCCAGGCGCCCCCGAACGGTGTCGGCCCCTACCCGACCGCCCTGTCGCTGAACCTGGGCAACGACACGCAGGCCGCGCAGGAGGCCGGGTGGATTCTGCACGTCGGGACAGTGGACGAGCCCAGGTACCCGACGCTCACCCTGGACCTGGCGCGCAGCGAGCTCGCGTCTCTGTCGAGCGCAGTGCAGGCAGCGGACATCGGCGACCGGCTCACCGTCGCCAACACCCCCGCGTGGCTGCCGCCGGACGGCATCAGCCAGATCATCCGCGGCCACAGCGAGTTCCTCAACGCCTTCCAGCACACCATCACCCCCGTGTGCGTCCCCGAGTCGCCGTACCGGGTGGGCGTCTACGACGACCCCACCTACGGCCGCTACGACACGGACGGCTCGCAGACGCAGGGCATCACCTCGGCGACCGCTGTGACGATGCTCGTGGCGACCGACAACAGCGGCTCGCCGCTGTGGACCACGAATGCGGCTGACTTCCCGTTCGATATCGAAGTATCGATCCAGGGCACCGCTGGGGAGCGCATGACGGTCACGAGCATCACCGGCACCAGTTCGCCGCAGACCTTCCACGTCACCCGCTCGGTCAACGGCGTCTCGCGCTCGTGGCCAGCCGGGTCTGATGTTCGCCTGTTCCAGCCAGCCGTCTACAGCCTCTAGGAGCCGGTGATGACCTCCACTCCCCTTGCCGGTTCCCGCATCAAGGCGGCGAACACCCCGGACCCGTACATGCAGCAGGCGCCGTCGACTGGCGGCATCACTGTCTCGGGTACGGCGCCCACCACGGTACCGGGCTGCTCGATCACGATCACCACGGCGCAGGCGAACGCGTCGGTGATGGTGATCGGTGTGTTCGACATGAACACCGTGACGACCGGCAACACAGCGGTCGGCCAGTGCCAGATCGACGGCACGACACAGGCCGGGGAAGCAATCCACGCCCTGACCACCGTGAATGCTCGCGAGACCGTCTCGCAGGTGTGGGTGGCGACGCTCGCGACCGCGGGCAGCCACACGATCGCCCTCTATGGGGCGCTGGCCGCTGCGGGGGGCTCCTGCTCGATCTCCTCACCCCACACGACCCTGACCGTCACGGTCTACGACTGGTAGGAGGCCGGGATGATTCGAGCAGTGCTGCACGTCCTCGGCGTCGACAATGTCAGCGGCGAGTGGTACGGCTTCTGGTCCGGTTTCGCCGGGGACATCTCGATCCTGGCGACACCGCTAGTGCTGCTGCGTCGGCACAACTGCCACGTCGGCGGGTGCTGGCGCATCGGTAGGCATCCTGTCGAGGGCAAGCCGTGGACGGTGTGCCGCAAGCACCACCCCGAGGATCATCCGAGCCCTGACGATGTGAAGGAGGTTGCACGATGACGAGGCTGATGGGCGACGGTATCGAACCGGCGCAGGTGCCGGGCGGTTTCGCGATCTACGCGGGCTACGTCGGCGGCAGGTGGCCGTCGTTCGAGCCGCTGGCCGCGAGGTACCCGGCCGCGCTGCACGTGTCGATCGCCGTCAACGCGGCGGAGGACGCCCGTGTCCTGGACGTCGAGACCGGTGATGCGACACCGGCCGAGGCGCCCGGCTGGGCAGCGCGGCAGCGCGCGGCTGGCAACCCGTACCCGGTGATCTACTGCAACACCTCGACGTGGCCGGCCGTGCAGGTGGCGTTCGCCGAGCAGGGCGTGCCGGCGCCGCTGTATTGGGTCGCCGCATACCTCAGCCAGGCGCCGAACTTGGCCGCGCTGCCCGCGATCCCGGCCGGCGCGATCGCGCTCCAGTGCTACGACTATGGCGGCTACGACCTGTCGGTCGTCGCCGACTACTGGCCCGGGCTGGACCCGGCGCCTGTGCCCCCGTCTCAGACCATCGTCCTCGAGGAGGAACCCGTGCAGATCGAGCCCCTGTCCGTGCACGCCGGCGACTACGCGATCGCCGCGAACCCGAACGTATCCATGATCACCCTGGTCGCTGACGGCGACTCGGGAGCCCCGGCCGATCTGAGGATCGCGGCGTGGGTCGGCAACAACCCGATCGTCGAGATCATCCACGTGGGCGGCTCGGCCGGTCACTCCGTCGGGCACAACCTGCCGCAGGGCTGCGACGGCGTGACCATCAAGCGGCAGGACGCGGGCGGTTTCGCCGTGGGCGTTGCTCTGCACTGAGCTGGGAACTCGGGGGCAGACGACAGAAGGTAGGTGAGCGTGCCTAATGAATACGTCACGCAGCGCGAGTTCGACCGGTACCTCGAGGGCGAACGGTCCGAGCATGCGCGACTCTGGGCTGCCCACAACGCCCTGGAGGAGCGGTACGAAGACGGCATCAAGGCCGCGATCGAGAGCCGCCGGGCCAGCGTTGGGTTCCGGATCGCGGCCATCGGCGCCGGGGCGGGGGTGCTGGCCGCATGCGTAGCCGTGATCACCTTGTGGAATTCGTCCGGGCGGTGAAGCGGCACGCCTGGACGATCTATCTGTCGGCGGTCGGCGCGGTGGGTATGGCGCTGCTCGCGGTGGTGATGCTGTTCGTCCCTGAGGTGGGCGCCGCGGCGCCTCCGATCCCGACGGTGACCATCACGGAGGTCCCAGCGGGCCCGGCCCCGTCCGCGTCGTCGTCGCCGGGCCCGTCGCCGTCCTCTGGTTCGGCGGCGGGTGCGCACGGCACCCCGACGCCGCGGGTGGTCCTGGTGACCGAGGCGCCGACCATCGGGCCGTCGCCGTCTGCCGCATCGTCGTCGCCGGGCCCTACCGGGCTGTCCGCGCGCAGCGGCGGCGCGCCAGGCAGGGTAATCACCTCGCCGCCGCCGAGTCCGTCACTGTCGCCGTCCGGCAGTTCCTCGAGCACTCCGCCAGCGGCCATAAGCCTCGAGGTGCGGCTCACCCCGGCCATCGGCGTCACCGTGGGGCTGCTCGGGGTCGGTGCGAGCGCGGGCCGCTAGAGCGACGCGTTGAACGCGGCGACGGCGACCGTGCGCTCGGCGGGGCGTAGCCGCTCGAGGATGGCCGGGTCGGCGGCGCGGCCGAGTGGAAGCGGGCGCGTGTCCGGCATGTTGGGCTGCTGGGTGTCCATGCTGGGAGGATACGCGAAACGGCCCCTCCTGTTGGCTGCTCAGGAGGGGCCGTTCGTGCTCACCGTGGGGAAACGGTGATGCTCCACAACGCCCGCAGCGAGTCTACTTCCGGTCCCGGTCCTTCGCCGCGCGATAGTCGGCGAGCCGCTGCTCGTGCGTCTGCGCGGTGGACTCGTAGCCCTGGGCTCGCGCCTCGTCGGCATCCGACTGGATCAGGGCCTCGATCTTCTCGCGCCGGTCCTTCGCCATCGCTATGCCACCACCTTCACGGAGAGCGCGTAGTTGCCGCGCTCCTCGTACTGGAACCCGCCGTCCTCGATCAGCCGCTCGGCGAACGTGGACTTTCCGTTGTCGCGCAAGCTGGGCGGGACGGGGATGCCCCAGGCCGCGAGGAAGCTCTGCACGATCTCGCGCACGCGCTCCTCAGCGCTGATCTCCGGCACACGGAACGGCATCGCCGCCCGGCCCAGGATCAGGATCTCGAGGTCGTAGGGCATCAGATGCCCTCCCCGGCGCCGTCGCCGTACCGGCTGCCGTCGGGTCGCACGTGGTAGACCCGGAGGGTCATGACGTGCTCTCGGGTGGGCGGCAGGTGGGGGGTGTCGGAGGTGACGGTACGGGGCGCCGGGGCCGGGGCTTCCACCCGGTCCGGCGGCGTTCCCAGTGCTCGCGCACTGTCCGCTTGGGTTGTGATCATGGGATATGCTCCAGTTGTTGACGGAAAGCATTTCGGCCCGCCACGCGATCGAAGGATGCGTAGCGGGCCGAAGTCCGTTGCGCGAGCCTTCTCCGCTCAAAGAGCGGTCCCGCGGCAGGTCTATTCGGTTTACGATCATCAGGCCCCTGCGAGGGGCTGTCTACCTACCGTAGCACTGTCACAGCAGTGCGCAAGGGTTAGACCACGACATATGTCACCCCGTCAGCCGACGCACGCACCGCACCACTGCGTATCGCAGCCTCCGCAGCCTCGAGCTCCCGCTCCGCCGCCCTGTCGTGCAACCGCGCCCGGGCCATCCCCTGCCGCCGGATCTCCTCCAGCACATCCCGGCGCGCACCCTCGAACGTTTCCCCGCTCACCCGATCACCTCGAACACCAGATGCCCCACCTCGACACGGTCCACGCCAGCGAGCACGCGCCCGGCCGCCGAGCGCGCCTCGAACGCCAGCGGCATCTTCCCGAAGTGCGCCCAGCCGTCCGAGGCGTCGTGCAGCTCGGCGATCAGGTCCTCGCGCCGCCGCCGGATCACGCCGTGCCGCCGCGTCTCGCCGACCTCGTAGTAGCAGGCCTCGAAGAACACGATCTCCGCGCCTTCGGCCAGCTTTGCCGCCGCCTGGCGGGCGCCGGCGGCACGGTCGGTCTTGCCGACGCGCTCGCGGTCGTCCGCGAACTCGTGCAGCTCGGCGATCAGCTTCTCGCGCGGCGCCGACCGGACTGAGAACTGGTGCATCGTCATCCCCGCCGCTTCGAGAACGTGTTGAACTCGGCGGCGAACTTCCGCGCGTACTTCCGGCCGCCGGACGGCACCTTCACCGCGAGCTCGTACTCGTCGTGCTCGAAGACGATGTACTCGCCGCGCTGCTCGACGTGCGCCCGCGCGCCGGGCAGCGGGTAGTGCGGCTGGTTGAAGCCGTGCGACCAGAGCTCGGTGAGGTCCTCGTTGATGTGGACGCCGACAATGCGCGCGGAGGTGCGGAAATTCAGCCGGTCGACGGCGACGAGTTTGTCGAGGTGGGATGCCGCCGGGGTTGGTGGTGTGGCGTATTCCGGTGGAACAGCGTCCTCGGGTTCGCGGGTGTGCATTGATCCCCTTTGACAGTTTGTCTAACAGGGCGTCACGGTACACCGGGCGTCGCGTAGTCGCTAGAGCTGGTCGGCGGGCGAGTTGCGACGGTGGGCCTTGATGGCGCGCTCGTCGGCGGCCGACTCGCCGTAGCGCACGAGCATCTGCCGCGAGCGCCAGCCCATCAGCCGCATGAGGTCGGTCTCATCGCCCCCATCGACGCGCCATTCGTGGGCGAACGTATGCCTGAACCGGTGCGGGTTGATGTGCGGGAGCTCGGCCTCTTCGCAGCGGCGCTCGAGCATCTGCGCGATGCCGCTACCGGTGAGCCTGTCCTTGCGCAGGGAGCCGATCCACAGCGGCCCGTCGACGGGCCGCTTCGGCTTCGCCTCGGCGAGCAGCTGCGCGCGCACCCGCAGGTATCTGTCGAGCGCGAGGCCTGTCTTGTTGCCGAAGGGGGCGACGCGGCGGCGGCCGCCCTTGACGGTGATGTGGAGCACGTCCTGGGTGAAGTCGACGTCGGATTCCTGCTCGTTCTCGGAGTAGTTGATGCCGGCGCATTCGCTCAGGCGCATGCCGGTGTCGACGAACACCATGATGATCGCGGCGTCGCGGCGGCTGACGAAGTCCTTGCCCTTGCAGGTGGCGAGCAGCCGCTTGAGTCCGTCGCGGCCGATGACCGGGACCGGCTTGGGGACGACGGTGGGCGGCTGGAGGCGAGCGAACGGGTTCTTCTCGATCTCCTCTTCCTCGAACAGGAACCGGAATAGCTGCTGGATCGAGCGGTAGTGGTTGGAGCCGGTGGCGGGGCTGGTGCGGGCGATGGTGGCGGTGATGTATGCGGAGACGTGCTCGCTGGTGATGTCGGTGACGGTGGCCGGGCGCGTCAGTTCGCCTTCGGGCGCTGTGTCGGGCAGGGTGTCGAGGTAGGCGTCGAATTCGCGGGATCGTCGCAGGTAGATGCTGACGGTGTTCTCGGCTTTGTTCTCGCCGCGCAGGTGTCGTTCGAACGACCTGATGTACGACTGGAGGGTTCCCAAGATGTTGACTCCGTGGGCGAGTGGCGATCATGAGGTTATTTGCTCAATGAGGGCCATGCTAACCCGCACGGGTGATCGTTTGGAACGTTTCTGCTGGTTGCGCCCCGAGCAGGGATCGAACCTGCGACCAAGTGCTTAGAAGGCATCCGGGCGCATGCGCCATACTAAAACGCATTTGACCTGGGGGCGGCCGTCGGCCCATCGGACGGGGATCGCAAAGTTACTTGGTGCCGTAGCGATCTTCGATCGGCCGATTTTTTACCTGACGCAGACCTCGATGACACCCGTCAGCGTCACCTTCACCACACACCGCGGCGAACTGCTCGGCGACGAGGACGACGGGCCAGCCGACGGCGAGCCCGGGGCGCTCGAGGGCGACGGGCCGCCGGGAGCGGGCGTCGTGGGCGCCTGCGAGGACGGCCGCGGCACGCCCACCGACGGCAACGCCGCCGGGGTCGTGGCGCCCCCTGTGGGCGCCTGCTGGGGACTGCTCGGCGCGAGGGTCGGGCGCACGGGCGCCGAGGCGTTTCCGTTGCGCGGGGGCACGGCGCTCGGCTGGACCATGGTCGGCACGATCGGTATGGACGGGTACACCATCGCGTCGCCAGGGCCCCCCGTGCTGGTCTTGGTCGGAACCAGGAGTATGGCGGCCATCGCACCGAAGACGGCGAATGCTGTGGCGACGGTAAGCGGGTGGCGCGGTCTGCGGCGGAGCGCTGCGGCGGGCGCAGCCAGGGCGCTGCGGCCGCCCTGGAGAAGCTTGAGAAACGGGGGGGCCGGCACCGGGTCACCGTCGCCGCCATGCAGCTCGGCAAGTAGCTCGTTGACCTCTGTGACCCTGGTCTCTATCTCTGCGCGCTTGCCCTCGATCTCCATGCGCAGCTGCGCGAGCCGCGCATGGATCTCTTCTTCCCGACCCATGGCACCGCCTCTCTGACTTAGATTCAGACAGTGAGACGTATCAACTTACTGCGAGATGATTCGTAGCGATAGAGAAGATCCGATCACTCGTTGGAGTGAACGTCCGCCCGGTCCGCGCCACCCCTCCTTCGGGCCCGCAGTTGCGCCCGGAGATCTTCGACGTCCCATCGGGCGTGGTTGCCTGGCGTGACGAGCGCGGGGGTGACCAGTCCCTCTGCCCACCAGCGGGCGAGCGTGGAGTGGGCTACGCCGAGCGCCTTGGCGGCGACACCGGTGGCAACGAGGGGGGCGTCGGACATGCCGCAACGATGGGGCATGTCCGATCGTGTTTCACGTTGAAAGAGCTGGTCAACGTGATTCGAGACGTTCCGCTGCGTTTTGGCCGTTAGGCGCTTTGCGGATGGGCTTCGCTGTTGCCGGCCTCGCGGTCGATGCGGGCGATGGCTTCGGCGGCCGCGGCGAATGCCTCGCGGGCGATTGCTTGCGCCTGCTCGGCTTGCTCGCGGGCGCGCTGCCGCTCGTCGGCTTTGGACGCGGCTGGTTCTTCGGCGGGCAGCCATTGGGTGATGGCGGCTTGCCGGACGGTTTCGTAGGTGGTGCCGAGGGCTGCGGCGATGGCGCGTAGGTGGTAGGGCTCGGGTGCGGTTCGGGTTTTGCCGAGCACGATGTTGTTGAACAGGCCGTAGGAGGCTGTTTCGCCGGTTATGGGGTCGATGGCGCGGGCGGCGAGTTTTCGGTAGGTGTCGCCGCGGTCTAACGCGTTTTGGATCATGTCGCGCAGCGTGGTGGACTGCTCTGGCATGGTCAGGACTCTCTAGGTGGATGGGCTCCTTAGACGCATTGTCTACCTCATTTGACGTGGACGGAAGCCGGGCGGTTGAGGCTCTTGACGGCGCGTCTACGGCGCGAGTAGTGTCAACGTCAACGAACGTGGACAAGGAGCCATCGGATGCAGCGTTACCGGGTTCGCGACAGGGACAACTTGCGCGAGCGAATGGCGAACTCGCGGCGCGCCGTGCAAGTGGTCCCGCACAGTGTGCGCAGCCTGGCCGCCTTGACCGGCGTAAGCCACGGCACCATCGGCCACATCCTCACCGGCGTCCAGCAGAGCCTAGATGAGGAACCCGCACAGCGCCTCGCGGAGGCCCTGGGGTGCCGCCTCGAGGATCTTTTCGTGCCCGAAACGTCAACGATCGTTGACGTTGACACTGACGGGGAGGTTCACCCGAATGAGTGACACCGAGAGCGGGAGCGCGAAGCGCCAGCACGGCGTGTACGAATCCCTCACGCCGGGCCAGCGCTCCCTGCGCGCCCGCACCGCGGCGCACGCCTCCTGGGCGAACACCTCGAACCCCGCCGCACGCACGCGGCCGGGCGCGCAGGCCGCCTTCCGGCGCTTCGAGGACCAGGTCGACCCGGACCGCACGCTCCCCGAGGACGAGCGCTACCGGCGCGCGAAGTCGGCGCAGCGGGCGCACATGTCGGCGATCGCGCAGAAGTCCGTGAAGTCGCGGAAGGCGCCCGGAAAGAGCAAGTAACCGGCGGCACATCGCTGTCGACCCCTGATAAACGCGACGGCCCCCGGTGGGCGGGGGCCGCGCACTCTCCGAAGGAGAAGTCGATGTTCCATCGTACAGCCTCGCGGCACCGCCGCGTGATCACCCCGGAAGGCGTCGAGATCGACGACACCGTCCGCTTCCCCCGGCTGGCCGCTGCTGCGGCGATCGTCCGGCGCCGGGACGAGGACGTGACGGAGGCGCTGCCGGCGTACCGGCCGAACACGGGTCCGGATGACGTGGCGGGTGTGTCGCGGATGCCGTTCACGGTGCAGCCGTTGGCGCGTTCGATGCCGGGGCGCCCGTCGTTGGCTCGGGATTTCGTGCGGCTGGGGTTCCAGATGGTCGACCGTCAGATGGACCAGTTCGTTGCGGTGCTCTCTACCGGCTGGCGGAAGTTGGCGGCGGAGAACGACCGGCGGATGACGGCGTTGGATGCGCGCCTGGCGCGGCTGGTGGCCCGTCAGCACGAGTGGGCGGCGCGCGAAGACGGGCGCCTGCTGGACGAGGCGTACGCCGAGGGCGGCACGGAGCTCGTGCAGAAGCTGACGCCGCAGGTGTTGGCGCGTATGGACGCGCGGGCGAAGGCCGGATCGGCGGTGGCGTCGTGACGGACTTCAAGTTGGGCGACCGCGTGCGCGTCATTACCGATCTGGAGTGCGACGGGGAATACGTCGGCCGTGTCGGCGTCGTGCAGGAGGAGCCGAAGTTCTTCAAGGGCGCGGAGGGGGTGGCGCGCCTGTCGGTCGGTTTCGGCGTGAAGCTCGACGGCGAGCAGGGCGTGCTGGAGTTCATGCCGGACGAGCTTGCGCGGGTGGACCAGGCGCGCGAGGAGTTCATCACCAGCCTGCGGCAGCTCGCCGATTTCCTGACCGTGAACCCGGACGTGCCGACGCCGGACCACATGAAGGTGCAGATGGACGCACCATACGGCGCCAGCGACGACGAGCAGCGCGCCTGGGTAGACCGGGCCGCGCTTGCCATGGGCGTGGAGGCCGGCGACCCCTACGGCAAGGGCGCGCACTGGAAGGCGCTGCTGCGGTTCGGGCCGATCGAGTACTTCGCGTTGGCGATCGACGAGCAGCACATGGCGGACTACGAGGAGCGTGACCGGCTTGGTCGTGAGGCGTTCGAGGCGCGGCTGAAGGTCGAGGCCGAGGCGCAGGCGGCCGAGGAGTTCGAGCCCGCGCCGTTCGTGAAGGCGACCCCGGCCGAGGCGGCGGAGGCGTACGAGTCCTCCGCGCAACTGCTCACCGCTGGCGGTGCCCAGTGACCGCCGTGCTGGACGTGCTGCGCGGCGCCAAGGCCGTGATCGAGCGCAACGGGTGGCATCAGGGCACCTACTACGACGCTCGCCTCCAGCTCGAACAGCCCGAGTCGGCAGCGGCCGACTGTCCCGTGTGCCTGTACGGCGCATTCAACCTGGCCAGTGGCGCTGAGCGGCCCGACAAGGACATGCCATGGGCCGATGCCGCGGCCGTGTTCGTGGAGGACGAGGTGCTACGTAACGGCCGCTCTATCGCGAACTGGAACGACCGGCCGGACCGCACGCTGCCCGAGGTGTTGGCGCTGCTGGACGAGGCGATCGCGCGCGCTGAGGCGGTGTCGTCGTGAGCGTGATCGCAGGAGTCACCCCGGCCACGCTGCCCGCCGGCACCGACGCAGCCGGCCTCGAGTTCATCGACCCGCGGCGCATCGGCGCCTGGGTGCAGGCCTGCGACCTCAAGCCCGGCATGCACGTGCGCGACGACGAGGGCCGCTGGGGCGTCGTCGCCGCCGATCCCACGCTGGTGCGGCTCGGCCGCGTCTCGGTGCCCGTCTGGCTGCCCTACCACTACCTGATCGACGCGGCCTACGACGTGGAGCCGGAGCTGTGGTCGTGGGGCTGGCGGCGCCTGGTCCGGGCCAGGACGCCGGAAATGCAGAGGCAGTACACGGCGGCGGTCGAACGGCTCGCCGAACAGAGGGAGGGGACGAAGTGAGCACGGAACTGGAGATCCGCCGGTCGGAGCTGCCAACGGCGGCCGACATGAACGCGGCCGCGCTGTACGCCGAGCGGCTGGCGCAATCGATGCTCCTGCCGAAGCAGTACTTCAAGCAGCCCGCGAACGTCCTGTACGCCGTCGAATACGGCCGGATGATCGGCCTGACGCCGATGGCCGCTATCACTGGCGTACACGTCATCGAAGGCAAGCCGACCGCGTCGGCCGCGCTCATCACCGCGCTGGTGCGCCGGGCCGGCCACAAGCTGCGCGTGCGCGGCGACGCCCGCTCCGCGAAGTGCCAGATCATCCGCTCCGACGATCCCGACTTCGTCTTCGAGGCCACGTACACGATCGAGGACGCCCGGGGCGCGAAGCTGCTGAACAAGGACGTGTGGCAGAAGTATCCCGCCTCCATGCTCAAGGCCCGTGCCATCACCCAGTGCGCCCGCGACGCGTGCGAGGAAGTGCTGTTCGGCCTGCACTACACCCCGGAGGAGCTCGGCGCGGAGGTGGACGAGGAAGGCGAGCCGCTCGCTTCCCCGGAGCCGCAGTACACGCCGCAGGCCGCGGCCGACGCCGTGACGCGCAAGGAGGAGGAGTACCGCGTCGTACAGCGCCGCGGCGGCAAGGTGGTCGACGAGTTCACCTTGCCGATGCAGCCGCAGGCATCCGAGCCGGACGTGGCCGAAACCGTGCCGCCAACCGTCGACGAGATCGTCGCGGCGATCGAAGCGGCGACGACGGCCGAGCAGGTGCGCGAGCTGTACAAGGACATCGTCGTCGGGCAGAAGCTCGGCGGCCTGATCGTGCCGGGCCACGTGTACGGCGCTGAGGTGTCCGTGTTGCAGGCGATCACGACGCGCGGGCAGCAGCTCGCCGAGGCCGAGGCGCCGAAGGCTGAACCGGAGCTCGCCGCGAAGGCGCGCGTCGTGAAGCTCAACATGCTGATCAAGAAGAAGTTCGGCATAACGGACCGGAACGACAAGCTCGCGAAGGTCATCACGTACACCGCGCGCAGCATCAACAGCACCTACGAGCTGTACGCGTACGAGTGCGAGCACGTTATTAGCCAGATCGCGGGCCTGCCGGATTTCGTGCCGGTGGAGTCGGAGGAGCAGCGGGAGCAGTCGGCGCGCGCCGAGGCCGAGGCTCTCGCGAAGACGGATGAGCCGGACCCGACGCGTATCGAGGCGGACCTGCGGGACGAGATCGAGTCGGCCGGGTCGTTCGAGGAGATCGCCTCGGCGTGGACGAGGGTGCAGGCGGCCGAGAGCGCGGGTGGTATCGACGCGGCGGCGGTTGCCCGACTGGGTGCGGCGGCGTCGCGGCGCGAGGACCAGTTGAAGGCCGATCAGGGCTGGAGCCACCGCACCGCGCTCGGCCGGGCCATGGACGCCGCCGCATGACCGCCATCGCCTCCCAGTTGCTGCGCGACGGCGCGTGGCTCGCCGTGGCCATGCTCGCCGTTGCCGCCGTCTTCGCCGCCATCCTCCTGGCCGCCGTCGGCGCGCAACGGCTGATCGAGCGCCGGATCGCGAGCGAGCTCCGCGAAATCGACGACGGCCTACCGGCGCACGCACCGGGCCGAATCCGGACCGGCCGCAGCCACCGGCGCAAGCTCCACCGTGACCTGGTGCTGCTGCTCGTGGTCAACACCGACCACGAAGACGCCTAGAACCCCCTGTTTTCGGGTGCGCGGCGCGCTCCACTCGCCGCGCACCCACCTCCAACCGTAGAGGACACCATGCCCAAGAAACTCGAACAGCTCACCCCCGAACAGCAAGCCCTCCTCCCGCAACTGCGTGACGAATGGCTAAAGCACGGCCTCGCCACCGCCCCAGCCGACCGACCCACCGCCGAAGCCGGCGTCCGCGCCGCATACCGCGCCGCCGGACTCGACGAACCCAAGATCTTCGTGTGGCTCAACTCGCCGCTTGCCGGCGCCTACGGCGCAGCGATGATGGCCTCTATTCCGACTGTTAAGGCTCAGGTCGGGGATCAGGTCCGGGCTCAGGTCTGGGCTCAGGTCTGGGCTCAGGTCCGGGCTCAGGTCCGGGATCAGGTCCGGGATCAG